TTTACTCCTTGATCTTCATAAAAATCTTCTAATTGTTTAGCAGCTTCATTCATATCGTTAGTGTTTAATCCAGCACTAATTACATTTTCAAGCTGTGAATACTTTTTCTCGTATTCTTTTCTGACTTTTGTTTCTTGTCTGTGTAGTTTTTTCTTTAGCAATTCATTTACTCTTGCATTTAATTCTTCTTCTGTATACTTCTTTTCTTCCTCTACAACGTTTTCTTCTTCATTGTTAGATTCAGTGGCTTGTTCTTCTCCTTCAACAACTTCTTCTGTGGCTTGTTCTCCCACGTTTTCAGTAGTTTCTTCAACTACTAGGTCTTCATCGTTCATCATTTCTTCGTTTTCCATATTTTTTTCCTCCTATTTTTTCTGCAAGTGTTTGACTTCACTTACCCATGCAGTTTTAAGTCTTAAATGCTTGGACTATATAAAATAGCAGCTAAGCTTTTCACTTAACTGCTACACATTTATTTCACAACCCTTTAACTATAAGAATAGTTAGTAGCTGTTGAAAATTAATTACATTGCCTGTTGCATACTTGCTTCACTTAATTGTTGTGCTTGTGCATCTGGATCATTGTTTATAAATTGCATTGCTCTTTGTTTCATTAATTCTGCTTCTGCATTTATTTGTGCTATCTTTTGTTGTTCTTCTTCCCTTTTCTTAATTACTTTTAATATTCTTTGTTTTGGCATTACACTATCATCATCTAATGTTTCTAAGTACATTTTTAATTCTGGTAATCTTTGAACACTAAAATAACCTGCTTTTAGCAGGTTTTCTAAACTTTCTTCTTGTGCAAATTTATCAAAGCTTCCCTTTGGCGTTACATCTACTTTAACATCGGCTTGTAGCTTTTCTAATATACTTCCTTGTACTGGTATTAATTGAGTTTCTGTCTCTCCATTTTGTCCTACTACTTCTTCCTCCATTAATAAGCCATCACTGTTATATGTTTTTATGTGGTCTAATAGTATTCTTGCAAAGCATTCTATAAAATATTTTACAGATTCTACTTGTTCTTTTAAAGGCTGCTGTGCTGCTTGCTGTACTGCTAATATTGCTCGTCCACTCGCATTTTGCAATGTGCTATTTGTTAAACTTCCACTTGCAACATCAGAAGCATTTGCTAATTCTCTTGAAACATTTATTAAATCGTTCATTAATAGTTTTACGTCTGGGCTCATTTGTGCTGGAGTTATATTAGTAAATACCTTGTTTACATCTTGAACGTTGCTGTCTCCATTTACTCGTATTACAGCTCCAACAGTATTTACTTCTTCTGGATTTTCTATTTGGTCTACATTTACAACTTTTGTAGCATACGCTGTTAGTTTTGTTACTAAAGCTCTTCTCATTAGAGTTTTATTTACTTCTAATTGATTAGCAATTAATGGCTCTACTTCTCCTTGTCCTCTTGCACTTCCTTCTTTTTCTTCCCAAATTAAATGTATTACTGGGTAATATGTCAAACCAGTATCTGTATCTTTTTTAATATCACAATATCTTGTTGCTTTTGCAAAGTGTACTTTTCCATCTTTTTTATATAATTTTGTTACTATTGTAACCATTTCATCTTTTTCAAGCTTAGCTTCTTCTCCACTTTCTTCTTGATTCTGATTATCTCCCATTATACATTGAATCTTGTCTTCACTTACTCCATATTCCTTTGCTATATCTCTTGCTTCTATTACTGATACTCTTTGTTTTATTAATATGTATGGTTGTTCTTCTATTTCATCATTATTTTCATTGCCATAATATACATCTACTTTTGATAGTATTTTTATTTTAGGAGTAGCTTTTTTCTTATCATATTCAACATATACTACACATTCACCATTAATTGCAGCATTTTTACATATCTTTTGTATCCTTTTATCTATGTTTTCTCTTTCCCATATTTTTGCTGCTTTCTTGTTTAATAATTTACAAACATTCTCAGAAGTTGCTTTAAATTCATTGTTTTCAAAGTTTTCACTAGAATAGTTTATAGCCCAATTATTTGATATAACTACACCTACTTTATAACGCACGATTGGTTTTATATAGTTTAATTCTAGTTTCTCTATTCCTTCTACTATTAATCCTTCGTTTTGATCACCATTAAACATTCTAAAATTTAAATCTGTTTTATTGAATATGTCTATCATTCTTGCGTAATCTTGTCCTTGTTGAAACAGTGTCCATATATCAGTTTGTTGCAATTCTTCTCTATCCATGCTTTCCTCCTATAAATATTTTGTAATCTTCTTTTGTCCATTTGATGTTCCGTCATATCTATCTAAGTTTGAAAACGACTCTTTTGCTTGTAGAGTTCTTAGTTCTTCATCTTTACTATGTTCTTTTCTTTTTTTATTTTCTTTATATGCTTCTACAGGGTTTAATTTTATTCTTCTTGTGTTTGTTAATAATAATCCAAACAAAAGCATAAAAAAATTAGACACTTGAATGCCTAAAATAATTAATACTATTTCACTTACTTTCATATTTCTCTCCTATATTGGTTTTATTATTTCTCCAAAATCTCTTGATTTGTCATATCGTCTTATTTGTTTACTTTGTTTCTTTTGTCCTGGTAATGTCTTCGATACACAGAAGTATCTCAACGCGTCTGTTATATGTGTTAATTCGTGTGGCTCTGTTGCAACATCGTTTGGATTCTTATCATCGTGTTGTAGTTGCGGTAAACATCTTATAAGATTCTTACACTTGCTAAATATTCTTAATTTTGCTGTTTTTATTGTTTCTCCTGTTTGTTCATCTTTTATTTCTATTGGCTTAATCCACTCCTTTACTGCTAGCCAACCATTTACTCTATCAGAACTACATTTTGTCAATCTTACTCCATTTTCTGCAAAGATATCGTATGCACTTTTACCTGTATCTTGTCTTCTATTCCATAAATCAGGTGGTGCAAATATCCTTTTAGCTCTTTTAAATAGATCATGATGTCTTAGTTTCTTTGCAGCTTCACTTATTAGTAAATTACTTTCATGTATTTCATCTATTGCGTATGCATTATATTCTGGATCTATAGCTACAAATAATGGTGCAAACATATCTAATCCATAGTCCAAAGAAACATATATGGTCCAATTATTTGGTATTTCAAAAGGTTCTTCTATAACATGAATGTTACGTTTAAATTCTCTAAAGAACATTCCATCATAAATATCCCAATCTCCATCTAACAAGGCTTGTCTTTCTTTTTCTGGAAGAGAAAGAAGTCTTTTTCTATAATTAGGGTCTGATTCCATTAAGAATTTATTATCTTTTAGCTTTGCTGGTATAAATAATCTAGTTCCTTCTTCATCTTGATATTCTTTTGTTCCATTATCTATAAATCTTTCTTTAAAAAATGTATGACCTACTCCTCCAGGGTTTGTAGTGCTTTTAATTTGTTTTGGGAAGTTATTTACCCCTCTGTTTCTACTTTTTAAATATATGTACATAAACTCTGTAAAGTGTGTAGCTTCGTCAAATCTTATAATGTCATATTCTGCTGATTGATACTTGTATACATCTTTTTCATTGTCACAATATCCAAACTCTACAATGCTTCCGTTTTTAAAAGTCCATTTCTTTTTACTATCATTGTACTTAGCTACTTCTTTAGGATATGTTGCTAATGTACCTCTTATAAACGACTTTTCTAATTCGCCAAATGTTCTTCTTAGTACTAGTTGTTTAATGCCTGGATAATCACAAGCATATAAAAAAGCATCTAATATTTGCCCATGTGTTTTTCCTCCTCCTGCTGCTCCGCCAAACAGTACTTCATCTTCTTTAGCATTATAAAATCTCCATTGTAATTCTGTAAGTTCTATGTCCATATTACTTTACAACCTTCACATTTATTTCAAAATTATTATTTTCCTTTCCGTCTTCATTATTATTGTTTAATATGTCATTTAGGTCCTTTAATGCAGAAGCTAGTTGTTTTAGTCCTTGTTTATCTACTATTCCTTCTCCAATTTCTATATCTTCTTCCTCTTTTATTTCCTCTTTAGAAGGCTTTTTGTCCCAAATATCATATTCTACTTTTTTGGTCTTTTTTTTGGTCTTTATTATGTACTTTTCTAGTTGTGAGTTAGCTTTGATTATATTAAGAGCTAAATCTGTTGCAATTGCTTTTATATCTACTATTTTTTGAGCTTCTTTTTCACTTTCTTTCTCTATAACTTTTTCTACAATTTTAGTACTCTTTTTGTCCTCTTTTAGTACTTTTTTACTTTTCCACCCTTTTGTCCTGCTTTTGGTACTTCCGTTTTGTTTTATCCCTTTATCTTTTAGAAAGCTACTTACTGATTTAAAATCACTTAATATATACTCTTTTTCTAACTGCTTCCAGTCATACTTTGCCACTCACCTCACCTACTTTATTAGTCCTTTTTTTCTTCTTACTAGGAAAGCATTTCTCATAATTTCTGCATCCATGACAGAACTTTCTCATACATTTATCAATATTCATCTTAATATTCTTGTGTAAAGCCCATTAGTGCTTTCTTTTGTTTTGCTGTTCTTGTTTTTGGCTTTTCATACCCTTTTACTTTATTTTCGTCTTTTTCATAGTCCGCGCATTTTGCTATTATCATATTGTTTAGTTTTATTAGTGCTATTCCTTTATCACATACTTTACTTTTACATGTGCTACACATATATTTTTGAAAACTATTTATCATAATAGCCACCTCTTTTGTTTTTTTAATAAAACACTATGTAATGATATAGGTAGGACTTGCACCTACGACATTCGACATATAGCTTGAATATTGCCTCTGTCCGTACCAGGTTTCACGCCAGTGCTCTGCTTCTGAGTTACTATATCACTACATACTATTTTATTTAGAAAATAGGAGTTATGCTTCTAAAAACACAACTCCGCAAAAGAATATTCTTTTTTTCATACAAAAAGAGCAGCCATTTGACTGCTCTCTTTGTATAGGTTATTTGTTTTTACGATCTGCGTTAGGTCCTGCAACGCCCTGTACTCCACTCTTCGGACTGTAAAAAGTATGTTCACCATACTTTCCTTCGTAGTCTTTTGAGTTCATCTGGTTGGCCTCGACATCGTGGCTTTCTTTTGAGCCTGAGTAGTTGCTCCAAGAGTAACCATCAGAATCACTACGTTTTGTACCGCCGTTTGTGCCGTGGTCAGATGCTAATGTGCTGTTGTTGTTGGACATAAATCAACACTCCTATTAAATTACTTACCTGTTTCCAGGTTGCCTAATTATTATAGTATATTATGTCTACTTTGTCAATACTTTTTTAAGCTTAACTAGAATTGCCTCAAAACTTATATAATATATTTATTTAGAAAGGAGGTTCTATCAATAGAACTTTATATTAACTTATCTAGTATCGTTAATTGCAATAAAAAAAGAACTAGATACTTCTAGTCCTTATTTGTAGCTCTGGGCATGTCTTTTCAAACAGCTACTCTTTTACTTGATACAATTTTATCATTTTAAATCGTCACATTTGTCACATTTTATTATTTTTCTAAAAATCTTTTTAATTTCATTTTTGCTTTACTTTCTGAGTCATAATTCATCTTAAACATAATTTGTATCCAGTTTAAATTTTCTTCGTATTTATGTCTTATTATTCTTCTTATTTCACTGTCCTCTACATTGTTTAGTTCATATTCTAGATTAGTTATTAATTTCATTAGCTTAAACTCTTTATTCTTTATCTGCTTTTTATATTTGTTTCTACTCTTTTTATTTGCAATTATCTTTTTATTGTCTAATCCTTCAATTACACAATTGTGTGATATGTACGGATAACTAGCACTGCTCCCTTTTACGCTATCTATTACTATTTTCGCAGGTTTATTATTAATCTTGTCTATTTTTTCTCTTAATTCTTCTATTTCTTTTCTAGTAGAATTTATTTGACTTAATAATTCTTTATCCATAATTCCTCCTTCGTTTATAAATGCAACCCTGCATTTATTTTTCTATCTCTTATTTGTTTAGTTGTAAATCCTAGATCGTGATATGTAATACATTCTTTTACTGTATGTTCTTCTCCCCATTTATCTACTAATTTCTTTTCGTATAATACGTGATTAGAGTACTCTTTTACTTTTTTCATACCCTTAAACGTTTCTGGTATTTCCATTGTCTTTTGTCTCCTTTACTTTTTTATAAAAATATTCTTTTATGCAGTCTTCACATTCTCTGTCCATATTGTCGTCACGCTCTTCATATAAACATGCATAATCTCCTAATATATAAATATGTTTTGCCATTGAATCTACTATTTTACTTAATTCATTGTATCTTGCTTTATAATAATCTCTTTGTTGTGTTATGTTTTTATTTTCTTTTTGTAAATCATCTATTTTTGCTAACTGGATTACATATTTAGCTCTCCATTCTGTATTATCGTTGTCTAACTCTTTATTCGCTTTTTGCAGTTTTTCTATTAGATTTAATACTATTTTTGCTTCTTCTGCTGATAAAGTTCCATGAATTGTATAAGCAAATTCTTTTAAACTTTTAATGGCTTCTCTTTCACTCATTTTATTGCTCCTTTTCTAATATCTCTTCTAAAACTTTTATCTGCTCTAATAAATCACTGCCACCCCAATAGCCTTGTTCATCTGTCAATTCTTCTACTTTCTTTTTCAATTCTTCTATCTTGTCTTTTATTTTTTGAACTGGAATATTTTCTAACAAATCAGTTATTCTATTGTTTAGTTCATAATTATCTGCTTTTAGTTCTTCATTCTCTTTTTCTAATTCTAATATTCTATTATGAGCACTTGCACTTACTTTTACTTCTAATAATTCTTCATTCTCTTTTAATACTCTTTTATAATCTGATAAAATATGTTCTATTGCTTGGTCTAATTTAGGTCGACCTTGATTGTCATTCATTTTATGTGTCATTCCTGCATAACTTTCTAAAAGATGTATATCTCTTTCTATACTATTTTCTTTCACTTTTTCCCTCCTTATAAAGTTTCTCTGCTCGGTCATAATCAATCATAGTTAATACTGAACACATTGTTTCGTAAGACATTTCATTGATTTCTTTATCTGTTTTACCTAATTTAATACCTTGTGGCATTACCATAAAGTTTCTTATAACCATAAATAATGCTAATTTATATTTGTTTTTCATTTTATTTAATATCTCTTCTCTTTCTTTCACTTAAAACACCTCCTCATTAGCACTTTTTCTCCATGTTTTTCACAATAACTTTCACAAAATAAATGTAAGAATTTCCATTTTATAAACGGATTATCTTTTGACCTTTCTATTATTTTTTTGCATTTTGGACACCTAAAATATATTTTTTTATCTGCTGTCTTTTCTTTCACTTTGTATCACTCCTCTCAAAATTTCTACAAGTATAATTAGGCTCATATTCTGGAATTAAAAATTTGTCACTTAATGTACAAATTTCTACTTCATCTACTATTTTTGCTGTTTTATAAAATTTACAACTTTTGCATAATCCTCTTGTGTTAGTAATTTGTTTTTCTATAAATTTTGTTGCACTAAATGACATATCTTATTTACTCCTTTACTGATAAATCTAATATTATTTCTTTCATTGTTTGTTCACTATAATTATATGCTCTGTCGTCTATATATAATTGAGCTGGTAGTTTTCTGTTTGTTACTCCTATGCAATTCAAATCATTCCAAAATGTTTTGTCATTACTTATGCTTACAGCCTCGCACCAAAATTCTTGTTTATTCCACCAATTTATTATTTGCATTGGTTCTCTTGTAGAGCATATAAAAATCGGTATTCTTGCTTTTTGTAAAAAACACATTAAGTTAATTATTTCTTTGTTGTGTTCATCATATATACTTCCGTCTTGCCATCCCTTTGAATATTTATGAATAACTCCATCAAAGTCAAAACATACTGCGTGTCCTTCCTTTAATTTTAAGTTTAAGTTTTTTACTAATATATTTTTCATAACTTTACTCCTTCACCACTAAATTTGCTTTAATTAAATCGTATATTACACATAATTCATCACTGTATCTAACACAATCTTCAACAGGTTCTATGTATATACCTCTGTTATCTTCAAATATTACAATTCTTCCAAAAGTTACATTTTGAATATATGCTTTTTGTGTGCCTCTTGCATACATTACTGATTCCATAAATCCAAACTTTTCAAGTTCTTTTAAATCTACATCATCTCTTATTTTTAACATATCTATTCTCCTCCTAATAACTATTTTTCTACAATTATTTCGTCTACATAGCAATTAGTCATAAAATTTGGTGTATATCTAATTTTAAATTTGTTTTTATTATTTTTATCTTTGCCTCTATATTCAAACTTTTGAAGTCTGCCAATATCAAAATCTTCAAATAATTCATTTATTGTCTTTATTAATTCCTCTCTATTCATTCATTTTCTCCTCCTACTATCTTTAATATTTCTAATATGTAGTATTCTTTATTAGGTTCTGCACCCCATTCTTCTTTGCCTTGTCCTACTCTTAATTTACATCTGCACTTTATTTTTGGAGACATTTTAGAGTAACCATTTCTAAATATTATCTCTGCTGTTTTATCTTTGTAATTTAATCCAAATATCTTTTTAAATCTAGTATGGTAGTATTTTTTAAATTCTCTATATTCTTCCTTCTTCTCGCCACTTTTTATCATGTCAAACCATTTCTTTTTAATTGGTAATATTAACATTCTTCTCCTCCTACTTTATTTTAATAAAAATACATGTTTACTCTATGCTTGTAACAATGTTTAAGCATATTTAACCATAATTGGTGCATATCGTAACAATTCATTTCTATGTAATTGTGTCCTTGCATTTCTACCTTTAAATCTTTCATTGCATCATATATTTTTTTACATTCTTTAGGTGTTAATTTTCCATCACAGTCACTATGCCATAAAAATATATCTAAATCATTATTACATAAATTATTCCATTCTTTGATTTCTTCTGGTTGCAATTCATCTTTGAATGTTTTTTCGTATAATTCGCCTAACCTTTCGTTATAAGCACTTGCGACTTTCTTTCTATATAAATTAAATTTTATATATCCACAATGGTAAGTATCTTTTCTTTCTAAACCTTTTACACTTATATCTAATCCCATTATTCTCCTCCTGTTTTATAGCAATTAGCCATATATTGATTATAAGATAATATTGTTAAAATTCTTGTTATAATTCCATTATCAATATCTTTTTGTAATGTTTCTTTTGTGTAAATATCTCCTATTTGTATAAGTTTCTTTTTATCCTTTTTTTCTACAAATTCTTCTGATAATTCTATTTCAACTATATCTTTATCTTCTATTAACTCTATTGGTTGTTTGTTGTGGTTTGCTATTTCTTCTTCACAGGGAAAACCATATCTAGTTGTTTCCATATCTACGTATTGTTCCGCATAACCCATATCAAAAATGACAGTTTTTTTATCTACTTTTATTATGTATCCATTTTTAGTTCTCACATAATCTCCGCACTTCTATCTCACTCATACTTTTTCTCTCTCCTTTCTTAACATATACACAGTGTCCTTTAATGATTCTATTTCTATGTCTTTATTCTTTAACTCCTCTGACTTATCCCCTGCTAATATTCCACATACATACCCTATCATGAAACATACTATTACTATTATCACTACTCTTATACACTCACTTATTTTATATATTCTCTTATCATATATTTTCATACTTCTCTCCTTTATTCTCTTTTCTATCTATATTTTGGTGGGCGACCTCTTACTATTTTGTTTGTTATGAGACTTAATTCATCGACTTTAAAGCATTCTTTGTAGCCATATATCATTTCTTTGTATAGATACATATTTTGGTTACATTGCTGTATCAATATGTACTCATGTCCATCTTTACTTATTATCTTCGGTATTCTCATATTCTTTTATCTTTCTTCCAGAATAATATTCGTTGTACATTTGCATCCAATCATCTAGCCTCATTGTTACCAACCAATCTTTTCTATTTTTTCTATGAAATACTGTAGGGAACTTATTGTCTTTTGTATCTCTTACTGCTTGTTCAATTGCTTTATCTATATTTAACCTTTCAACTCTTTTGCTTTCGATGTGTATATAATCAAGTCCTACTACATCATCTGCTTGTCCAGTATTCCCACAAAACTGTTGTGTTCTTCTACATTTATAACCGTATTCTTTTAATTTATTAGCCAATTCTCTTTCTCCTGCACTTCCGTTTCTTTTTACTGTTTATTGCCATTTTTCTTTAGCTCCTCTCTTAATTTTTCTTGCCATTTTTCAATACCCTGTATAAAGTTTTTACATCTCATTACTGGCTTATAGTCTGTATCTGCTTGTTTGTTACAGCCTAGACAGTAATAACATAGTGTATTCTTTTCTATTTGTTGCATAGGCTAGTCCTCTTAAAATATTTATCAATTTCTTTTGCTATTGCCCACATATTTACTGTTATTCTTTTTTCTGCTGTTAGTTTTTTAGCACTTTCTATGTTTACTTTTTTGTAGCAGTAAAATTCCTTACAAATCAATGGTCTTACTTCGTAAACTAAACATTTTTTTCCATCATAATATGGACAACTTAATCTATTTTGCATTACTAATATTTGTGTTTGTGGTCTTATCTTGTTCTCAATTACGTATTTTTGTATTTCGTTAATTTCTTTTTGTGTTACTGGCAGAAAGTTAGTACAACATTCTCCACATTTACTACAATTCCCACAAATTGAATTATCTGTTATTTTTACATTGCCTTCTACAATATTCTTTATTATCTCTGTTATAGTTGTTTCCCTTAGCATTTTTCCCTCCTTAATACTGTGTTATATGTTCCATATTCTCTGAAACCATATCCGCTAAATAATATCTCTTGTAATCTGTTCTCTCGCCATATCTATTAGTGTTGCTTTCCCATTCTGTTTTAAATTCGTATCCTTCTTTTTTAAGTTGGTCTATTCTTGCTCCTAGCTGTGTTATCCCTAAGTCTGCGTATGCTTCCCAACTAGATATTGACCCAAACCCTCGTATGTAATTTATTATTCTATCCTTTTGCGTTGTTTTCATTTGTATCATCTCCTATATATTTAATTAACCCTAATGCTATATATTTAAGTATCCTCGCTCTGTTCACATTGTCAAAACCAAGTAACTGTTTCTTATTTATTTCTAACATCTCATTACTCCCTTAAATTCACTATTTGGCTTATTGAATTTCATATATACTTTTCCAACTTCTCCTGCTCTTTGCTTTGCAATTTTAACCGTTATATCGACAATACTATCTTCCTGTTCTTTTTCTTGATATAAAAATATTACATTGTCTGCATCTTGCTCTATAGCTCCACTTTCTCTTAAATCTGCTAGGCTAGGCTCTTGCCTTGTTGCATTTCTGTTTAATTGACATATACCAATTATCGGAATTTTTAAATCTAAACTAAGTAATTTTAATGTTCTTGTTATATCTGCAACCTCTTGCTCTCTATTATTGAATTTGCCCTTATTTTTGATTAGTTGTATGTAGTCTATTATCAATAAATCAAGCTTATTTCGATTTTTCAATTTTCTTGCAATTGTCTCTATTGCTTGAATTGTTGTTGCCTTAGTTATTAGATTAATCGGTAGTTTAGATATCTCCGTGCTAGCCTTTGCTATCTTTTCCCAGTCATCATCTTCTATTGTACCCATTCTCATCTTATAGCTATTAACTTTAGTTTTGGTTGCCAATATTTTCTGGATTATCTGGATATCCGACATCTCTAAACTTATTATTGTTACGTTTTTGCCTTTCTCTGCTATCTTTGTCGCTATTTGAAGTGCAAATGTTGTTTTTCCTACTCCTGGTCTTGCTCCAATAATGGTTAATTCTTGATTGTGTAATCCACAAATTTTATTGTCTAGATCCATTAAACCTGTGTACAGCGAGTAATCATTTTTATTGTTGTAGTTCTCTTCTAGCGCACTTACTGTATTCAATACTTGTTCGCTAAAAGTCTGTTCTTTTTCGTTTAGTCGTTCTATGCTATTAATCTGTTTTATTATGTTCTCTGCTAATACATCTATATTTTCCGCATCTGCTATTTCACTCACTTTACTTTGCAACAAGTCAAAAATTTTACGTTTCTTTGACAAACTTATTAATTCGCTATATACATTCTCTGCACTCGATGTTTTTACAAAATCTCCTAACAAGCTTATATATTCTAAAACTTGACTACCATTTGCTTTAATTTTTGACTTAATTGAAAGCATTGAAATTTCTTTCTTTTCTGCCCTTAATTCATTAATTGCCTTTATGATTTTTTTGTTTCGTTCGTTAATAAAATCTGTTTCATCTAATGCATATTGTTCTTGTTCAAAAATCACATAATATAGCATTGCTCTTTCAAGTTCTTCGTCATACATTTATTCTTCCTTTCTTGATTAAATCTTGTATCGTTATTTTTTCCTTTACAAGCAAATCATATTCTTCTGGCGTTAGTTGTGATGTATCTATTTCTTTTAACTCCTCATTTTGCTTTTGGTCTAAGAGGGGTGGCTTATATCCTTCTTTTCGAGCCCAGTTTTTTAATGTAGCAACAAAATCTTTATATTTTTTTCCTGTTTGCTGTATGTAATCATCTAAACTTTGTATTCTTCGCATATAGTCTTTAGGGAAATAAGCTTTTACTTTTTCAAATTCTTCGTCTGTGAATTTTACGTTTTCATATTCGCCATATTTTTTCTTTATATTTTCTTTTTTAATATCATTATCATTATCATATTCATTATCGTCGCAATTGTTTATTTTGTTCTCATTTGTTTTCATTTGTTTTTTTTGTTTAGTTTTGTTTTCATTTGTTTCTTTTGTTTGCTTTTGTTCGCTTTTGTTTTCATTTGTTTTTTTGTTTCTTGAACCCGCTTCTGCTCTAGCCTTGCTGACTTCTTCATACTTTGCTTTATCTTTGTCTAATATAGTTTTAAAAGGAGTTATGACTAAATCTAATATATTATCTAGTTTGGGCATTTCTCCATTTTCAACATATCCATATATGGCTTTTATTAATTTTCCTGCCTGTTCGTCTGTTAATTTATCAATTACTGCTTTCTGTTCTGTATATAAAATAAAACTATCTTTTTTAGCCATATGCTTTCTCCTTTCGTAAAATAAAGGGCTAAAACTTATGTCTAGCCCTTGTTGTTATAATCCTAATTCTTTTAATGTGTATTCTTTATTTTCTTTCATTCCTTTGTACATTGTACCTTTTTCAAAATATGGTAATATGGTAGGTTCATCTTCTTTTATATATATTTTTATGAACTCTCTAGAGTATGAAACTTTTTCTATAGCTTTTACCTTGTCTCTAAAAGGTTTAATTACGTTTGATAAATATCTCTTTTCTGTCTCGTCTAGTATTTCTTCTTCTCTTTCAAATAGTGTCTCATATTTTACTGGTCTTTCTACTTTTACAATACTTACGTCATCATTAAAGTATTTTAATTGTGCATCAATGCTGTTAAACCCATATTGTGAAGTCTTATCAACAAATATAACTTGTCCATTCTTTAATGTGCATTTATCTCCGTCTTTTAAATCTGATTTTGTGAATGTTTTTTCTACTTCATAAGTGGTATATTGATCACCATTTTTTTTACTTATTATTTTTACTTTATCTCCAACTCTAAATCCCATTTTCATTCCTCCTAATTTTTATAAATAATTTTTATCAAATACTTGTATAAAGTTTTCTGACTTGTAATGCTTTTTGAACTCTTTTTGTGCGACTTTATGCAATTTATCCTGTAAAGTTTTATCATTTGTCACTATTTCGTGACATTTTCGGCAAATTGGTATTACTAATCCATACTTCATACTAACTTGTCTATTTTTACCTTCTATTAGTTCGTGAAAGTCTTGTTTCTTACTTCCACATAAATAACAATGTTCTAAGTCTTTTGTTATTATGCTAAATCTGCTTTTCTCTAGCTTTGCTAACTTCTTGCTTTTCTTTTTAATTGTTGTAACTTCTTTTTTCTTTTCTGTCTTTTTTTTAGGTACTGGATTAAAACTGTTTGATAAATCTGTTACTATCATTTTTACCTCTTTTCGGGGGTCATGGCACTAATAAATTAGGCTCCTTGCTTGTCTCTAAACTTCTATTAGTGCCAATGTTCTTATTTCATATTTCATATCTTATTGCTTCTATTTTCTTTTTTAGGGCATTTTGTTTACTATCTATGCTCTCATACGCCTTTTTAAATCTAAACAGCCTAGAGCCTAATTCTGTTAATTTCTTGCTATCATCTTTTACGAACTCTTTTGCCATAGCTTCAAAATAACTCATTGCTGGTGGCTTTTCTTTTTGTGTCTCTTGCCATTGTTTCCTTTGCATATAGATTTGTTTATTTTCTTGTATTGATATATCTGTTTTTAGTGTGTCATATTCTTGTTGTAATCTTGCTATCATTTCCCCTATTAGATAATTCATATTTGCATATATTTCTATATTTTTTGATATTTCAAATCCTGTGTTTGGATTTTCTATCAATTCATTTTGCAATTTGGTATATGTATCTGCTATCTTTTGACTATCTGCGTTTTGAATTGTAAATGGATTAAACATATATAATTTTTCAAATTCCATTGTTTCCTCCTAATATTTACATTTCCATTTTTCTGTGTATGTTTCATATAATCCATACATTTTCAACCATTCTTCAAACTTATGTATTACGGTTTCTATTGTTTCTGGAAATAAGTCTTTTGTGTATTCTTCTCTAAAAATATCTCCTGGTTCTTCATCAAATTTGTTTGTTATTAAATAAACCATTTTTCTTGCTTCTGGTACCATTTCAAGATACATAAGCGTTTGATGATTATTGTAAAATTTGCCTACTTCATAATTAGCTGTATATTTGTAATCATAAATAATTCCACCTTTTAAGCAATCTACAATTCCATATAATAAGTAATCTCCATATTCTTTGCTTACTTTTACTTGATATGCTCCACCTAATGTTTCTTTGTAGTTCTCTTGCATATAAGCTTCATATTCAAAGCCTTTTTGTATGTTTTCAATTATTTCGAATTGTTCTTTATTTAATACTTTTATAAAATCTTCTAATGTTCCATTGTTGATGTTGTATTGCCAACTATTGAGCAATGTAGGAGTAATATAATATTTAGCCATATTTATTCCTCCTGTACTATTTCATATTGTTGCTTGTCCTTATTCCATACTAAATTCAATTCTTTAATTTTCTTTGCAAAATGATCCTTTATTTCTTTTTCACTTGTTAAAATATGATCATCTATATTTTTTATTAAATCCATTACTTCATTTACATTTTCTACAGTCATACTTTCCACAATTGGAATGTATTTATTGATAACTTCTTGATACTGTTTTCTTTCTTTCTCAAACACTTTGCTTTCTTCTTGTATGTTTTTGTTTGCTTGCTCAAATAGTTTCATTAAAAAGTCATTTGGTTGTGTTCCGTCTAATTCTGGTATTGTATAATTTCCTTTTATTCCAAAACTTGATTTTGCAAAATATCTTTCACAGTTATTGAACCCTATTACCTTTTTGTCTCCTCTCATTTCGATAAACCCACCTAATTCAACATTTTGCCATACTGTGTTTTTTGTACTTCCTTCTACTAAAATTCTTAATTTTGTTTCTTCATCTTGTTTTTCTTCTACTGCGTGGAATATAATTACACAATGTTTTCTTAAGTCAAAGTATATGTAATTCATAAATCTTGAAAATTCTCTTCCAACTGCTCCATAGCCTTGTAAACTTAATGTTCCATCTTTCTTAGCATTTTTTATGTCATTTTTTATTACATAAGCTTTCATTAAATCTAACAATTTTCCTCCAGTATCTATAACTATTGTCTCGTAATCACTTAAATCTCCTTTTAAATCATTTAATAATTCTTCATAACTTTCTGGTTGTATATAATCTTTTCTTACACTTGCCATTGTTCTATTTATCCCAAAGTCTACATCTATTAATAATGGCTTTGGTGCTGATAGCCCTAGTGTTGTTTTTCCTATTCCTGGGTAACCCGCTATTAATACCCTAAACTTGTTTTCTGTGTTTATCATCTCTGCTGGTTTCTTTATCATCTTTCTTCCTCCTTCATTTTTTTTATTTTATTTCTTAATTCATCAGCATATTTATAATCTC